CAGGCGATTGTATCAAATGTAGCAAAGAAAATTAAAGAGTATAAGGATGCTGGTAAACAGGTAATTTTTACAAGAGACACACATTTTGAGAATTATTTAGAGACATATGAAGGTAAACATCTTCCTGTTACTCACTGTGTAAAGAATACTATTGGTTGGCAGATTTCCAATAAGTTAGATTTTGATATTGAGAATGATATTCTGATTGATAAGCCTACATTCGGTTGGTTAAACTGGAAGGACTTTGGATTTGAAAGCGTTGAGATTTGCGGATTATGTACCGACATCTGTGTGGTTTCAAATGCACTTATTATTAGAGCAAATTATCCTGAAATTGATATTACAGTAGACGCAAGTTGTTGTGCAGGTGTCACACCTAATACTCATAAGGCTGCATTAGCAACTATGAAGATGTGTCAGATCGAAGTGATTGGAGAGAATAATGAAGTATAAGAATTATATCATTAATACTTTTAGACATTTTAAGAAAGTCTGTACGCATAAACATTGGGTGCTCTACTATTGCTGTAAAGTGGGAATTCCATTTCAAGGGTTAGTACATGATTTATCTAAATTTTCTCCAACAGAATTTTGGGAGAGTGTTAAGTATTATCAAGGTACTTCAAGTCCAATAGATGCTTGCAAGAAAGAGAATGGTTGGTCAGCAGCTTGGATGCACCATAAAGGAAGAAACAAGCACCATTACGAATATTGGCAGGACAATTTTGATAATGGTGGGAATCCTATTGAAATGCCAATGAAGTATAAAAAAGAAATGCTTTGTGATTATCTTGGAGCAGGTAGAGCATATTATGGTAAATCGTTTAATTTTGAGAAGGAATTAAAATGGTGGAAATCTAAGAAAAGTAAGCCAATTGCAATGCATCCAAATGACATAGCTTTTATTGATAAGTATATTAATCTGTTTTATGAGTACGAAAACAGAGAATATGATATTAGAACAATATTTAATCAAATCAAGAAAGAAGGAAAATAATATGGAACAGATTATTACAAGTTTATTAGAGACAGATGCCTACAAATTATCAATGGGACAGGCTATTTATCATCAGTTTAGTGATTATAAAACCACTTGGAGTTTTAAGTGTCGTAATAAGGATGTTCATTTTACACCAGAAATGGTAGAAGAGATTCGCAGACAGATTAAATTATATTGTAGTCTGAGATTCACAGAAGATGAACTTACTTATATTGATAATATCAAATGGATGAAAGGTTCGTATGTTGATTTTCTGAGATTGTGGCAGCCAAGATATGAAGATTTTGAGATTACAACAGATTCAGATTGCGGTCTTTCTATCGAAACATTTGGTACATGGCTTAATACATCTATGTATGAGATTCCTACACTTGCGATTGTAAACGAAGTATATTTCAGAATGGCATATAACTATGAGGAATTGCTTAATAGTTTCAAAAAGAGATTAAATGAAAAGTATGAAAATCTCAGAAGCGGTCATTGGTATGCTGGTACATTTTCTGAATTTGGTCTTAGAAGAAGACTTTCTGCTGAAGCACAGGAATTAGCTGTTGAGAAGTTTTCGCATTTGAATGATACATTACACAGTCCATCTAAATTTGTTGGTACATCTAATGTATATCTTGCAAAGAAATATAACCTTACACCTGTTGGAACTATGGCTCATGAATGGATTATGTGTTCTGGTCAGGGTAATCATAAGCACAATCCCGCATATTCCAACTGGTATGCCCTTGATGCATGGGTTAGAGAGTATGGTGTGTTAAATGGTATTGCACTCACAGATACAATTACAACTGATTGTTTCTTGAAAGATTTTCAGTTGACATATGCAACATTATTCAGTGGTGTAAGACATGATAGTGGCGATCCAATTGAATGGGGTGAAAAGATGATTAATCATTATGAGTCACTTGGTATCAATCCTAAGACAAAGACACTTCTGTTTAGTGACAGTCTTGATTTTGAAAGAGCTGATAAGTTATTCAGACACTTCCATGATAGAGTGAATGTTGCATTTGGAATTGGTACTTATTTGAGTAATGACACAGATGTTCCTGCTTTAAATATTGTAATGAAAACCACTAAATGTAACGGCATGGATGTTGCAAAAGTGTCTGATGTAGAAGGTAAAGGTATGTGCAAAAACCCTGATTATGTTGATTATCTAAAGAGATGTATTAATTGGAGAATGAATCATGAATAAAATTTTGCTTATACCAGGAAGTTTTAATCCAATTACCAACGCCCATGTTGATATGGCATTGACTGCGAAAAAAGCGGTTAATGCTGATGCTATATTGTTTATACCTGCACATGATACATATGTTGCAAAGAAAAAGACTTTGATACCTGGATATTGTCGAGTATCACTGATTAATTCAATGCCAAATTGTGATGAAAATGATATGTGGGCATCCGAAGTTGAAACAACCAGCTTCTTTCCACAGAGGACATACAATACTATTACTCAGATAAGAGATATGAATGAAAAAGATTATATCTTCAACGAATACTATATTTGTTTAGGAATGGATAATATTGAAACACTTACAACTTGGTATAATTGGAAACCGTTTGTTGAGGAATATAATTTTGTAGCATGTGTAAGAGAAGGTCAGAATCTTGAGACTGCTTTAAGAGAAGCGAATCTTATGGAATATAAAGATCACTTCACAGAAATTCAGATACCAGAAAATCATACTTCTTCAAGTTTGGTTAGAAATTTATGTGAAAAGGGTGAATTTGAAAAGGTAAAAGAATTAGTTCCTAGAAATGTATATGAGTATTTAATTCGGTTCTATGATGTGATGAATCGAATGTAGGAAGGAGAATATATAAATGTTTGATGCTAAGAAAGTAAAAAATGAAATCGTAGAGTGGATTAGAAATTGGTTTGAACAGAATGGTAAAGATTGTATGGCAGTAGTGGGAATTTCTGGTGGTAAAGATTCAAGTGTTGTAGCTGCATTATGTGTAGAAGCTCTTGGCAAGGATAGAGTTTTTGGTGTGATGATGCCACAGGGAAGACAAAGAGACATTGAATATAGTCGTAAACTTTGCAGTTTTTTAGACATTCCACGTACTATTATTCCAGTCGGAACAATTGTGAATGTTGCTGAATATGAAATTAAAACATCATTAGATGAAGAGTTATCAATTCAGACAACAACAAATCTTCCTGCTCGTATTCGTATGACTACGCTTTATGCAGTATCACAAACAGTAAATGGTCGAGTTGCAAATACGTGTAATCTTTCCGAAGATTGGGTAGGTTACGCCACAAAATATGGTGACGCTGCTGGTGATTTTAGTCCGTTATCTCAGCTTACAGTAACAGAGGTTAAAGCTATTGGTCGTGAGTTGGGACTTCCGTCAGAATTAGTTGATAAGACACCTACTGATGGTCTTTGCGGAAAGACTGATGAAGATAACCTTGGATTTACTTATGCTGAATTAGACGCATATATCAGAGATGGAATTGAACCAAGTGAGGAAGTAAAGGCTAAGATTGATTCAATGCATGAGAAAAATCTGTTTAAATTACAGCCAATGCCAAGTTTTGTGTATCAGGCGTAAACAAGATACTATATATAGTGTTTATAGAAAATATAGACACTATATATAGTAATATTTTTACCAAGAAACATAGATTTCATAGGGAGAAAAGGAGATAGTAATGGTGGTTGAATTAAAAGTAAACGTTATCAATCAATTAAAACTATTAAGGCAAAGCACGTTTAAGGACATATATTGCTTTCTTGACGAAGATGTGCAAAATGCCCAAAGAGCAAAAGCAACAGAAGTCAAAGTTACAATTGATAGATATGAAAATAAAGTGGTTATAGAGAACAATGGAAATATTTTAACAAATCCGCAAGCATTATTTTCTATTGCAGAAAGTGGTTGGGATGAGAGTGTGAGAAGTTCTGAAAATCCTTTTGGTATGGGGTTCTTTAGTAATATTACAGTCAGTAATTTAATCAATGTTCATTCTGGAAACACATATATTACATTTGATGTAGAAAAAATGATTGCAACCAGTAATACAGAAATTGAAGTTGAAGAATTAGATGATTACTATAATGGTTTCAAGCTTGTTTTGAATAATTTTGATTTTGAAACAGCAAATAGTTGGGATATTGAAGAAAGAGTAAAAATACTTGGAAAATATGTTCATGAATTGGATATTTATTATAATGGAGAATTAGTTGAAAAGAAAGATTTAACTGAAGGAGATAACAGTGAATACCAATTTTCAATAGAAGATAATGATTGTAGTGGATGGATTGCTCTTGCAGGTAATTATAGTTGGGGAGATAATGTAAATATTTTCTATAAGGGTAGATTAGTTTCAAAATTAGAAAACTTACCTTATCTAAAGGGAGACTTGCATATAAGTGATAAAACATTAAATCTTACTTCACCTGATAGAAAAAATATTATAAAAGATGAAAAATTGAATGCGTTTCGAGATTTGGTTAAATTGTACGTAGAAGAATATTGTAACTCCTTGTTAACGAAAGGAATCGAAGATATAAATAACTACTCATCTTGCATTGGATATTATGTGAATAAAAAGAATGTAAAAAATCTTATAAAATTTATGACTTTTAAAAGTAATAACGAAGAAGATATAAAATATTTAAAAGGGGTAGCGGTTGCAAGAAGAAAAGATAAAAATATTGATAGTTTCAAAGGATATGATTTGTTTTTAAGAAAAGAAGCAGCCTCACAAAATGAACAGCTTGTGCAAGAAGTAACAATAATCCCTGAATTGCAGAATATACCTAACGAGGCGAAAGGACGTATATATCATGAAGGATCTTATTCAAGTAGAGATGGATATGTAGAAATTCCAGAAATTAAAGAACAAGATTTGATTGAGCAGAAAGGTTCAGTAATTTTAAAAGAAAAAGAACCAGTATTTTTTATAGCCTTTAATGAAGTAGAACAGTATGAATACAAATTGAATATAGCAAAACATTATGATTTGAAAATTATTGTAAGTAGAAATGATGTTGAAACTTCAATCTTAAAAACAATGAAGGAATCAGATAATGTTTTACATATTTCTGAATTAAAAGAAGATGTCGTAGTGAAAGGTTATTTATCTAATACGGAACTCTCCAATCAGGAAAGCAGAGCAATGATGTTATTTGATATGATTAGTAGAATACTTGGATTTGACCATAATGTATTTTCCATTGGTGATTTAATGGTAACAAAATCCATAGTAATTGAAGTACTTAATGTAGACGAAGAATTAGTGGAGTCGGATATTGTTGCGCTGAAAGATAGTTTAAATAAAAAGGTATATATTGACAGAAGTATTCTTAATAAGAATCACTTGAGAGAAGATATAAACGAAAACTTAGATGTCAAAGATTATCAATTTATTATGGCAAATTTTAAGCAATTAATGAAGGAAGTATCTTTGATTGCAGATATGAACGAAGATGAATGCGAAGAAAAGGTGCTTAATATTTTGGGTAACTGTGCATAAGAAATTGAATTCCCTTTGGATGTGAAATGAGGTGAATTATGGCTTATATAGAGAATGTTGTAATAGGAAAACCAATAGCAGAACCACAACTGATGTTTGCATTAGATGAAAATGATTGGAACAGAATTGAGCAGGAAAAGACTTATTATACAAACGAGAGGTTTCTTCCTAGAATTCTTGTGGAATTAGGCATTTATCCGTCAATCAGTGAGATTAGACGAAATAAGCCTAATTTTATGGTAAGTTTAGATAATGTTGATTTTATTGATAACTTGAAAGTTAGTAGAAAAAGAAGACTGTGGATTTTAGTAGGAGAATAATATGGCAGGATTTGTATCAAAACAGCCAAATGGATTATATTGTAGATTTTCGAGTGTCACGGATTGTCCTACGGCATGGAACATGACACGAGAAGATTATATCAATATGAAAATGCAGGAAGCAAAAGAAGATGCTGAAGATGTGCTGGATAATTATTTGCAGCCATTTGATATGGTGGTGGACATGTATTATCCAAACAATATGAAAAAAGAGGAATTTGATAAATTTCTTGAAGAGACTGGATATGATGAGAAATCTGAATAAATCAGAGAATAATATAACAGGAGGTGCAAATAAATGCAGAATATTAGTATTAAAGGAGTTTGCGATTGTGTAGACTTAGACAGAAATATCAAATTAACAAATGGCGCAGTTATAGTACAGAAAGAAAATAACAATGTAATAGGTGTTTATTTAGTGATTTCGTTCAGAGATAATAAAAACAAATATGGTAATGATAGTACGTCAACATATTGTAGTTTAGTAAATCTCGATAATGGACAATTAGCTTTTGAAGAAAGGTGTAGTCGTGCGACAACAGAGAGACGTGTTCTTAGACATCTAACAAGGGCAGGTTTCAGTTATCCTTATAATCCAAATTCTCATGAGCAGGATAGTAAGTTTTACAATATGAGAGTTCAGGTTTATAACAATGGAAATTACAAAATGAATCTTGAACTTGGCGATGAATACATTATGTATGGTAGATAGGAGAATAAATCATATGAAGAAGAAAATTTTAGCGGTTGCATTAGGATTGACATTATGCTTTGGATTATCTGGATGTGCGAATAAACATGAAACAATCACTATAAGTAGTCATGATGATTTTATCTTTGATGATATTACTATCAATTTGAAAGAAGGATATTGGGTAAGAGATTATAATATTGACTATGAAAATGGGGTTGTAATCTTAAATTTGGACAAAGATTAAGAATCACAAGAATCCGAAGTTTCTTTGGAGTTAGGAGGTGGCAGATGAGAAAAAATTACGAATTAGAACTATATAAATTACTAATCAATCCAGAAGAAGACGACATTGACATCTCATATGTAGATGAATTTGGATGGGTTAGTAATACAGAGTTTTATGTTTGGATTAGTTTTAATTGGTTCAATGAATTTGTCAAACGATTGAGTGATATTTTTGGCTATTCGCTTTTTGATGAAGGTGGAATTGAAGCAAGAATTTGCAGTGATTGTGTATGTATCGACTTAGAAGAAGTTATTTCTGGATATGGTGTTAATCTTGAAGAAGTATTTCCAAGAAGTAAATATACACATTAAGAGAATAATATATTGAAAGGAGCAAGAGATTTGCTGCAGCATTAAATCTGGATTTGCTCTGAGTAAGAAATGTTAGAGATTAACAAAATATATAACGAAGATTGTCTTGAAGGTATGAAAAAGATTGATGATAAATCGGTTGATTTCATTTTCACGGATCTTCCATTTTCAACAACCCAGAATTCATGGGATGTACTAATTCCGTTTGAGCCATTATGGGAACAATACGAGAGAATTATTAAAGATAATGGTTGTATTGCATTATGGGCGCAGTCACCATTTGATAAGAGACTCGCTTGTAGTAATGAAAAGCTATATCGCTATGAATGGATTATCGAAAAGACCAAAGCAACTGGTCATCTAAATGCCAAGAAAATGCCTATGAAGGCACACGAAAATGTCTTGATTTTCTATAAGAAACTCCCTACTTACAATCCACAAATGACAGAAGGACATACACCTGTTCATTCTTACACAAAGCATACAACAGATGGTAATTGTTATGGTGCTACAAAGACTGGTATTTCAGGCGGTGGTAGTACACAAAGATATCCAAGAGATGTTCTGCAGTTCAAGTGGGATACTCAGAAAAGTAGGTTACATCAGTGCCAAAAGCCTGTTGAGGCGTGTGAGTATTTTATTAAAACCTATACCAATCCAGGAGATTTAGTTCTTGATTCATGTGCAGGAAGTTGCACAACTGCAGTTGCAGCTTTGAATACAGGTAGAAATTACATATGTTTCGAGAAGGACAAGGATATTTTTGAGGTTGGAAGTAGAAGAGTAGCTGAGTATGCTCATCAGGATTTATTGATGAGTGCGACATAAAAATAGCGGAGAAAAGAAATCTTTCTTTGGAAGAGAGGTGATAACAATCAAGAAAGAAACAAAGCAAAGTATTCAATATTTAATGATTATTATATGTATATTAGCATCTATATTTTTTGGTGCTTATAAGTTTTCATTATATGCAGATTATACAGAAGATCGTATGAGTTAGAAGAAGTGAAGTCAGGAACTTATGCAATATATAATACCGTTTCTTCTACTGTTCCTGCTCATAATTATAACATGGTTACGATTTGTTACAATGGTCAAATTCATGTATTTCAAGGAACTGTGAATATTTGTCAGACAAGCAATAAACCTCATGCAGATATTATAAGCAAACCTCATAAGAATTATAGCGATGAGATAACAATTTATGTTCCAAAAGGAACTATTGAGTTTGCTGAAGGCGTTGGAGTTAAATAAGGAATAGGAATAGAGGTGAATAAATTTGAGAGTAGAATTAAGAGAATATATTCCACCAGAATCGGTTGATGAAAATATCATCAAAGCTATTAATACTGTAAAAGAATATTGTAAAACTCATGCAGAATATGAAGACTGTAGAAGATGTGTATTGGGTGATGGTATTCATAATTGTGGATGTAGTAGCCCTTATTTATGGAGTATACGAAAGGAATAATTAAATGACAGAAAAATTTTCAATAGTAAGACAGCTTGATACAGAGAAATTAAGTGGAAGAATTGCTTATTTTGTATATGAGAATGGACACAATCCATATATTTTTGCGAATAATGCAACTTTAGAAGCATTAAAGAAGCCATATGAACAGGAAATGGTGTTTACCAGTTTTGATGGTAAGAAAACTCTTTGTAAAGGTCTAATTGGTAGGTATCAAG